ATGGCTCAGCGTTGATGTTGTACCCGGGGTTTATGACAATGGCAAAGCTGGCGGCTGAATGGGCTAAGGCTGATAAAGCTTGGAAGGCCGGCGACTACAAGCCAAAACAAAACTTTATGAATTCTCGAATGGGCGATAGCTGGGAAATTAAAGAAAAAGAGACTGCCGAGGGAGTTATTACATTACACAAAGGAAGCTATGAACCTGAACGGGCTCCGGTGGGTGTACAGTTTATATCAGTTGGTATGGATGTGCAGATTGACCATGTATGGTACCTCGTTCTGGGATGGGGTTATCAGAGCGAGCTGTGGGTACTCAGCGAAGGACGGCTTGAGACTGGCGATACTGCAGAGTTGGCCAACTATAAAATCGTTAGCGACTTCCTACATAGTCCGATCGCTGACTTCGATGGAGTTGTGAGATCTATAAACATCGCAGCGATTGACTGTAACTATCGCACTGAAGTTGTGAAAGCATTTTGCCGGCAACTCAATGGTCTGATACCGGTGCGGGGTGATGCGACTGTGACAACGAGAAATTATCGTGAGATGAAAGATTCTAGTAAACGGCTCGATAGGTACGACCTCAATGTCGATGCGTACAAAGACACGCTCTACTATCACCTGTACGAAGCGAAGACTCCGGGACCTGGCTATATGCACCTGCATAAAAAGTTCTCACCAGATAGTATTAGTCAACTGGCATCTGAAGAGAAAGTTACAAAACGAGTTAAAGGTAAAACTCGGAAGATGTGGGAGCCTAAAGGCGAACACGTAGCAAACCACCTTTGGGACTGTAGCGTCTATGCATATTTTGCAGGGGAAGTGGCGGGTGCAAAGTTTCTGGGGCCTTGGAAAGTTCCGGAAGCAAAGCCAGCGGGCAAACAGCAAAGGAAAACCGGCTCTGGCTATTTGGATGATTTACCAAAAATTTAAAAATCAATTTAAAAAAACAAAAAAACAAAAAAAATGAACGGATTCTTGGACGACATACCGGATTTAGCCATAAACACCAGACGCAAAAGACACAAAACGCCTGCTCCGCCAGTAGAAGAGCCGGTAGTTGTGGTTAAATATATACGCCCAAAATGCCCTTTTTGCGGTTCAAAACAGGCACCATGCTATGATTCCAACAATTTGCCCATCAGATACCATCGCTACAGTCAGTGCGGAAAAAGCTTCAAATCTGTCGAAACTGATGAGTAAAAAAAAACTTCATGTCGTTACTAATTATTAGTAAGAGCCCTTTCTAAGAATACCCAAAAGTAGTAAAATAGGGTTATGAAAAGTAGGTTTATATATACAAAACTATTAAATTGCGAGGCGTAAATGGCTACTTTAGCCGAGAGGCTTACAGCTGTTCAGACGGCTATCGATGGAATTATCGATGGTGGGCAAGAAGTTTCTATTAACGGTCGCACATACAAAAAAGCGGATTTAGATACTTTGCTCAAAATGGAACAAGCACTTGAACGCAGGGTCGCATTAGGTAGCGTATCAAGAAAATCAGTGGCGGAGTTTTAATTGAGAGAGAAAAAAACACAACCTAAAAGTTGGGCTGACAAACTGGACGATGCTATTGCGGTAGTTGCTCCGGCGATTGCGGTGAAACGCAAACAGTACCGTATGGCCTATGATGTGATTGACAAATCGGATCGCCTCAATAAGAAACGCTCCCGACTCGGCGGTACGGCTGACAAACACTTGGATGAGCATAGTCTTTTCGCCATTCGTGAAATTTGCCGTGATCTGTGTCTCAATAATCCACTGGTAAAAGGATTACTAAAAACCGAACGTGATGGCGTTGTCGGTAATGGTGTTAAAATGCAGGCACGAACTACTGATATAAAATGGAACGCTGCGGCTGAACTGCTTTGGAAAGAAGAGATGCAGCAATCGACTGTTGATGTTACAGGGCGGTTTAATATCGACCAGTACCTGCGGATGATGTATTTGACCTACCGCCGAGATGGTGATATGGCAACGATATTTACCAGTGATGGATTGCAGGCGATTGAGGGCGAGCAAATAGGAACACCGTTCGGAACAAAGGATGGGAAACACTATACCATTACTAACGGTATAGCGTTCAGTAAAAAGACAAATAAAGTTGTTGGCTATTATATTGGCAAGCCTGCCGATAACGGATTTTATATACAAGCTGATTCTGTTAAGAAGTATTTGGCCAGTGATGTTCATCACCATTTCACACCTGAAAGATTTAGTCAGAGTCGAGGTGAGCCGGCACTGACATCGGCTATAAAATATATCGATTATCTTTGCGGGTACGTTGAGGCTGAACTGGTAGCGGCAAAAGTGAATGCCTGCTTTGCATTATTCATTACTGAAAAAGATGCAGCTTCCCAAATAGGTGCAGGATTTACCGGCGGGGTTAGCTCAACTGGCAAAGATGCTGATGATAACCGATTAGAAAAAGTTGAACCCGGAATGATATATCACGGCGAAAAAGGGGAAGATGTTAAGGGTATAGGAATGGAACGGCCGGGTGCAATGTTTGACCCGTTCGTAAGGCGAATGCTGATGTTTATCGGCAGGCCACTACTAATGCCCCTTATGCTGGTGACTCTGGACTTTTCAGATTCTACATTTATGAATACCCGCATAGCTTACCAAAAGGTTCAGGAAGCTTGGATGGCAGAGCAGGACTTTGTATTGAAACCATTTATATCACGCCTCTATAAACTTAAAATCGATGAGTGGATTAGTAATGGCCAGCTCAGCGATGTTAATGATAAATATAAACACGATATAGCCTGCAATCGATGGCCGTATGTTGATCCATATAAAGAAGCAAGGGCCGATATGCAGCAGCTCGAAAATGGAACTACTACTCGCACCGCAATTATCGCTCGCCAAGGCGGGGATTTTAGCGACATTATGGACAAACGAGCTGAAGAAGATAAGGCAATCGTAAAGAAAAATATAGTTTTGGTACCTGAGAAAAAAGGAGCATAAAAATGCCAGCAGTAATAGAACAAAAATTTGATGACAAAACTGATCTAAGTAAAATACCAGCAGATGCATTCAACTTTATTTGTCAGGCAGAGTTTGCTGCTGCCGAAGATGATGACAAAAAGAATAACCGACTCAAACTTCAATTCTATGATGGGCAGGTTAACTATCATTGGTACTGGGGGAATTTTGCGTTTGATATGGGCAGTATTAAACTGTCTCGAAAAAAAGTTGGCATTTTGGATTCTCACGACACATCAAAAAGAGTTGGAATCGGTACAGAATTGAGTGTTGATAAGGTTGCTGTTTTGACAGGTGAGTTTTTAGATAACGATGTTGCTAACGAGATTAAAAAAGATGGAGCGGCTGGATTCCCATTTCAAGCGTCAATGTCATTCGAGTACGCAAGGGCGAAGATTGAATATATCAAAGAAGGACAATCAGTTCAGGTTAATGGGCATACACTAACAGGCCCTGGAACATATATATCAAACACTTTTGTAAGAGAGGTGTCGGTTTGTGCGTTTGGTGCAGTAGAGAACTGCTCAACTGAAGTATTTAAACAGTCAAATAATAAAAATAATATTGGAAAGGATTTTGAAATGGCAGACAAAAAAGAAATTGAGACGACTATCGAGTCGTTCCAGGTTGAACACTCTGAAATATACAAAGATGTGTTCAACAAGGGCAAGGCCGATGGCGAAAAGCTTGAACGTGGAGCGTTCAAGGAAATCAAAGAAGTATGCGGCAAAGACAATCTCGAAATTGCGGTTCAGTGCTACGAAGAGAGCAAGACCGTAGTTGATGCGCTCAAAATGTGCAACGAAAAACTGGCTTTGGCAAATACCGAACTCAAGAAGAATCCTCCAGCTAAACCGGGCAAGGTAATCGACCCTGCAGATGCTGAGTTTTCTGACAAGCAGAAAGAGTTGAAACCAGATGCCGATGCTGATGCGATGACTCTCACAGAAGATCAGCTCAAGGCTAAGTTCGAAGCAACAAAAGAACTGCAGGAAGAGTTCTCAAGTTTTAAGTCGTACTTGGGTTTTGTTAAGTACGAAAAACAAAGCAAAAAGTAAGAACCGACAGCTTTAGTTTTGGCGGTTTAATAAAAATTTAACAATTTTTGAGGTATAGAAAATGGCAAATGATAACAAAAATTTGAAAGAGGCAGAGGCCAATGTGGCGGAATTGGTACCGGCTCTCAAAGCGGCAGAATCCAAGGTGGCGGAACAGGTACCGGCTCTCAAAGCGGCAGAAGCCAAGGTGGCGGAACAGGCAGCTGTTCTCATTGATATGAGTTTTAAAGCGTCTAAAAAGATTGCAGAATTGAACGATCAAATCAAATATCTGCAAGGCAAACCCGCCAGCAAAATCAAAGGATTTATGGTCTTAGAAGTTAACGACCCCTTTGGTATGGGAGCTGTTAGAGCCTATCGCAGTGCGGGTGGTAAGTCTGTCCAGGCTGATAGACTACCGTTTGTTTTGCCTATCGGAGACCAGGCCAGTATCACAGCACTGGAAAGTTATATAGTTAGAGCCAATGGCGGTGGAGATACTGATAGAGTAAAAGCCGCACAGAAGGCAATGCAAAAGTAAAATCAAAGTAAAAATCGTACCGCAAGAAAATTTAAAATAGAATTTTAAATCTTTAAATTAGGAGTATAAAAAATGGCAGATTTAGCAGTAGATAGAGCTCTCGTGAAAGTCGAGGGGCAGATAGGTTCAGTTCCGATTATCGCCGATGATATTGTTTTTGAAGGTGCGATGGTTGGAGATAACGCTTCCGGTTACGGTAGGCCATTAACAGCTGGCGATAAATTTCTCGGCCATGCAATAAGCAAGGTCGACAATTCTGCATCCGGAGCTACCGGAGTGGCAGGAGCGGCGGGTGATTTGAACATTCAGTTTTTAAGCGGAAGATACAGATTAGTTGTTGCTCTGGTTGGCCTTATCACTGATGTCGGCCAACCTGTATATGCCTCGGACGATGCAACTCTGACGTTCGAAGCGGCATCGAATAGTTACGCTGGTGTGATTACCAGATATGTTTCGGCCACAAAGATGGAAGTTGAGTTCAGGGCTGGCGAATATGACGAATTTGGTAACAACCAAAATCGTGAAGTTACTGCCGCTGACAAGACCCTTGACCTCGCTGATGGTGGTAAAATTATCTATGTTACTGCCGATACGAAGATTGTCACTCTGGACGCAATCGCAACGGCTCTGAGTGGTTATCAGGTTACGATCGTTAATGGTGCTGGATTCGGAGTTGCTGGGATCGTGATTGACCCCGATAGTACCGAAGTTTTGTCGAACGGTTGTGATATCGCCGCTGGTACTGCTGGTAAGAAGCTGACCAACACAAAGACAACCGCACAACGTGGCGACTTTGTAACGCTCGCAGGTAATGCATCTGGTTATCAGATAATCAACTCTCGCGGCACGTGGGCAGTTGAGGCATAAGAATCTTTGAAAAGTTAATAGTAGTTATACC